GCGCTCGATGGTTGTTTGCAAGGTAGACAATTCGCCGAGCAAACGTCCACGCTCTTCTTTTAGGGCTTTGATTTTATTCATGGTTTTAATTTTGTTTTATAAGTTTTCGTATCTAAGCAGCGCCAATTTCAAAACATCGGCAGCCGCTTGGCTTCTTTTGGCTTCTTCAATTTCACGCTCTTGATCACGCAAGGCAACAACGCTGCGAGCGTCGGCTTCCGTGTCAGCATAAGCGGGATAAGTAACTGGGCTCACGTCGTACAGATCCTCGATCATTGTGATTGTGCGCTTGCCCATGCTTCCGTATTTGGTAGACTCTGACCACTTCTGTTCTTTGATCGTGAAAGCAAATGAGCTCTGCGTAATATCTCCGCGCATGATAGAACGAACGACAGACATGTGCGTGGGGTTCTCGTAGTCTGGCACCCAAGTGTATTCTAAATTACCGTCAGCGTTTACAAACACATTGCAAGTGCTTGCTTTTGTACGGCCCAGAATTAACTCGGCTTCATGGTTAAACAAACAGCGAATGTCGTACTCTTTATTCAAAGCATTGTCAAACGCACCGCGCTCAATTACCTCTTCAAAATATCCCAAATCGGTAACGCTATTAATAACGGCGGCAATGCCTCCGATTTCTTTCGGCATGTTCTCGCCTTCTGATCTGGCTATAACGGTGCCCGTAAATGTGCGCCTTTCTTGTTTCATTAGATTACTTCTGTGTTATTAGTTCCCTCTGGGTTGTTGTTCTTATCGGCTGTGCTCATTAGCTGCTCAATTTTGGCATCCATGTAAGCATCTATTTTACTTGACGGCATTAGGTTTGATTCGATTAGGTATTCGTCGCCGCCATCAAATCCGTTAGCGTCCTCAAACCTGCGCGCCTCATTTCTAGAGAGCCAACCGCCGCGGATGCCCTTGTTATAATAATCTGCTCGCTCGTTGGCGGATGCTCTAAGCAGCGAATTAAAGTTAAATTTAAAGTAATAAGTTAGTTTGTCGTTTTCTGTTAACAGCTTGCGGGCCAATTCCTGCTCGATGTTAATGGCATAAGATGCCAAAGTGCGAGCGTAAAAGTCCTGGTATTCCTGCTCAACGCTAGACTTGATGCCATCCTTTGCGCCAATCATAGAAGCGGGCACCCCGAAAATGCGGGCAATTTCTTCTGCAGAAAATTTGCGAGTCTCTAAATACTGCGCCTCTTCAGGTGACAGGCTTAGCTTTTCCATCTTGATGCCGTTAGGCAAAACAGTGGAACGGCTTGCCCCATCTATCACATCGTCTAAAGATTTCTTTAATGGGGTTGCTTGCTCAGGCTTAATTTGTGCGTCGGATGTTAACAAGAATTTCAAAACGCCGTTTTTATAAACGCCAGCGCTTTGGCTAATTGCTGCTAGATCTATGCCCAAGGTTTCGGCGTGCACCACGATAGGCGACAAACCGACTAGGGGATTATCCCCGCAAAGACCTTTAAAGTGCAACATGTCGGAAGCGGGCACCATGCCCGGGATTCCTTTTTGATTCACCTTGTAGAACAGTTGGCCATCTTGCATTACCGGTGTAACGTAATCAGGCGCAATCGGGTGCAACTCGATGCCAAGGTAGCGAGCATCGCGGTTAATGAATGCGTAAGCGTTACCCTTTAGCGCCAAGTGACTTACCATGTATTTGGTAAAATCGTATTTGGTTTGATAGGCGTTAGGCTCGTTAACCAATGCAGTGGCGTAGTGAACCACGACCTGCTCGCGGTTAGTGCCGTCGTCTTTGTAGAGCTTTAGAGAAAGCCCCGCAATACCGTCTGCAATAACTCTAACGCACGCGTGCACTGACGCGATAGATAAAGCCGTGCGATCGTTAACAGCTTGGCCGCTTTTTGTTTGGTATCCAAAAACATTTTGTAAAGTATTTATAAGCCAATCCGTTGGCTGCGATAGACTAGATCGCTTTTCCTTTCTTGGCTGCCAGAATCTTAAATTCATCGGGTGCAAATTACAACTAGGTTAAATTTTATGTGTTAACAAATCTTATTTATTCCGTCCTTGGCTTAGCCATCTAGAAAGTGCTGCACGAAATACATCATAGTTTTTATAACGCCTCACGCCAAACTTGCCAAAATACTTTTCCTCTGTGGCGTTGTAAGCATCCTCGTAGGTCCGATATTTCGGGAGGTTGTTGTAATAAACTTGCATGTAGTCGTCTAGAAATTTCATAAGCTTAAAAACCAAAATTCGCTGTTTTGCTCTTTGGCTGCGTCCTGCATGCAAGTGCCCAAGGCCATAACTATACTCACAGGCCCGTCGACTTTGTCGCCGCTCTTAGCCTTATTTATTTTAATGTTGCCTGCTGGGTCCTGAGTTAACAATATATTGCCCATCATCCAGCGCGTCACTGGGTTGCCAGCGTGCCTTAGCATTCTGTCTTTAACAAGTCGCTCTAGTTCTTTAGTCGGTGCCGACATTGAAACAAACCCCTGGCCAAAAGGAAACATGGCAAGCCCTTCGTTTTGCAATTCGATTACAAGCTGCGACGCATTGAATCGGTCGAAGGCTATGTCTTTAATATCGTAACGCTGCGCCAGTTCAATGATGCGGGCTTTGATGAAAGCGTAATCTGTAACGTTGCCCTCGGTTAATTCTATAAAGCCATCGGCTGCCCATTGGCGAATCGATGCCCCGGCTGCGTCCTTGCGTTTGTATGCACTTTCAGCAGGAAGCCAATACCAGGTTCGCACTGCGTTAAGGCTTGGGAAGAAAAGCGAGAAAGCGCAAAAGTCGCCGGTGCTTGCTAAGTCTAAACCGCCGTAGCAAAGCTCGCCCTCTAGGTCGTCGTCGCCGTCGCATAGTTTCCAAAGGCTGTCACTAATCCAAGTCTGGGCTGTATCTGTCCAAACGTTTAGCAGCTTGGTTTTAAACTCAACCTCTTTATGCACAAACTCTTTGGCCTCTGTAAGCGCTTGCTCTAATTGCCGAGGGTAAACTGAAATCCCCCAGTTAGGATTTGCTTTGGCCCACACTGCAGGGTCGGTCCAGTCGTCGCCTTCATCCAGTGTATAGATCACAGAAAAAAGCGCATCGTCTTTAATTGCACCGTTTAAAACATTGGCACAATACTGCCGATGCTTATAGCAGGGTGCCTCACGATTAAAGCCTGCCGTTGTAATTGTAAACAGCAAAGGCTGGCGCCTTGCACCCATTGAGTTACGAATTACATTATAAAGCTCGTCGTTTGGGTGGGCGTGGTATTCGTCGATGCAGCAAAAGTGCGCATTGAGTCCGTCCTGTTTGCCCGGGTTCCATTCGAGCGGTTTGTAAATAGATTGCCCATAAAGAATGCGGCGGTTATTAACAGAGTTGTTAACAGTCAGCGCTTCATTTAGCCAGGGCAGATTTTGACAAACCCGCACAGATTCACCAAACACCATCATAGCCTGATCTAACTTTGTGGCTGCGCTGTAAACCTGAGCCGCTGGCTCGTCATCCGCAATAAGACCGTAAAGCATAACGGCGCTGCTAAATGTAGACTTTCCGTTTTTGCGTGGAACTTCAACATAGGCCCGGGTGAAACGACGGCTGCCATCCGCATTGAGAAACCCAAACAGATTCCAAACAATAAACGCCTGCCACCCTTCTAAGATAAAAGGTTTGCCAGCGTAATCGCCCGTCGTGTGTTCTAGGTTTTGTATAAACTCAACGGCGTGCTGTGCCAAATCTTCGTTAAATGCCCAGTGCCCGCGGTCGTTTTCATAACGAGCCACAGCGTTGCGCACGTGCTCGCAAGCAGCAATGCGCCCGCTACCTATCCCGTCGATATAGTCGGCGACTATTTGCACTGCTGAAAATAGGCCAACGCCTCAAAGGCAAGTTTTTCATTTCGGTAGTAGAAAGCATCGCCTGGCTTTCCGAACTTGTCGCAAACGCTTCCGTTTAGGTATACTGCAAATTGCTGATCGCGTTGGCGCACTTGGTAAATAACAGGCTCAACGATTTTAACGCTAGCCGTTTCAAAGGCTTTTGTGCTTATGGCCTTTGTAATTGTCTTTTTAGTTGTCATGCTGTTTTGGGTTTTTTTAATAGATCTAATTTAGTTGCAGTCTTTGGAGCGGCTGCGCTAATTCGACTGCGTGCGCTTGGCGTGATTCCGAAAAGCTGCGCGATTTGTGTGGCTTGCTTTAGGCTTTGCCCTTGGATATGGTACCAGGGGTTTGCAACTTTGTCGCCGTGGCGGCTCAAAATTACAACGCCCTCCTTTTTAAGTTTCTCAGTGGCCAAATAATACTGGCGCAACAAGGTGCAATATCCGTGCAATAGCTCTAAGTCACAACCGGCAAGCAAACCATTACGCTGCAGTTCGCGGCAAACCGTTGCCCAAATTTCTGAGGTTTCCCCGTCGAAGCCATCAGGCGCAGTTGGTATTTGGTCCAACGGTAAAACTTTCATTTCGTTCTCGACCAGCCAGCGCTTGTCCTCAGTTCCCTGAAGTTTTTTAATTTCGGTCGGTTTTTTTGGTCTCCCCCTCATTTTAATATGCTATTTAATACAAATATACAAGTATTTTGTTAACTTTATTTTCTCACGGGTGTGAAGAAAAG